TTTTACAGATATAGTCATCAGTTAATTTGAAACATAACAGGCAGCGTGATTGTTCGATACATCATATTCTGCTGAAATTTTCTGAACCTCTTTTATAAATGGATCGAATACTTCATGCAAATTATCACGAACTTTTTGCATAGAAAAGCTATCATTTAATTTTCTCCACTGTTCAAAATTTTGAATAAACTTTTCCGTAGTATTAATGTGTACCACCTCCAATCTCAAATGAAAAATATGTTTTATTATTTCTTGCGTAAGTAGTACGAACAGCCAACGCGCACTACTTGTTTGCTATGGTTTTTATTTATCTTCTTTAGCTCTATTTTTTTAAGGGTATTGCACCCTCAATTATAATATTACAGTTTTTATTTCTTTCCATTATTTATTATACGGTTTTTATTTACCTTTGTCAAGAATAAATAAAAATTATTTATGAACTGATATGCCAGGGTTTTCATCACTCCATCCATTGGATATGATCCAGTCTGCTACTTCACAATTCCTTGGTAGTCTAGCAAGTATATTACATGCATCATTAATAGCATTATCATCTGGGAAGCTGATTCCATATTTACTTTTTATATATATCATATCTTCAATAACGTTACCAATGTTCATAACTTTACTCCTTGCGTTTGATGGTTCATAAAATGGTAAACCGTTTATCCATTCGGGCTTTATCATTTTAACAGAGCTGCTACGAAAGTACTTAAAGGTTCTTTCATTGTCATATTGTCTCTCATCCACTCTAAATAATCTCTATGATCTTTAGCAACTTCTGTAATTAATTGTCCTTTATATTTGCCAAATTTAAAGGTATATGTATTAATATCTGAAAGATCCTCCTCTTTACAACCGGATTCAATTCCTTCTAATATGCTTGATAACTCCTTAGGAATTATCATATCTATGTCAATACGTGAACTTAAAATGTCGCACTCGTGTACGAAAAATTCTGCTTCAGTTTCTGGCTCTGGAAGCACAATTTTACTTCCTCGTTTTGCTGTAGTCCATTCTCCAGAATGTCTTTCACACATTTTAGCAATTAATTCTTTTTCTTCTTTTGAAATATCATGTTCAACTTCAGTATTCCGAACCCATTCTCCGGCTAGCAGCGGATGATCATGAACTGTAAAACTAGAACCGTTTAATCCGCATTTAATTGCATCATGAAAAAATGGAATGCACCTCATACAATCTCGCTCATCAGGGTTGGAAAATTTTTCTTTATTACCTTTTAATCTTAATCGATGCTCCATAATGGAACTAAACATAAATTCATGATATAACTGACCAAATCTTTGACACTGTGTCTTATTATGATATTTCCCGCTGGTAGAACTTGGCATAGTAAATATGTAATCCGGGATTGTCTCTACCATATCAAAGAAGTACTCTTTAATTCTCTTTGTCTCAAATCTGTCTTCAATAATTGAACTTGGTAGACGTCTTTTCTTAAAACTGATTTATATATATCAGCCATCTTTCTTGATTGTATCTTCTTTGAATTTTTTATACTCTTTGAAAGCAGCAATCGGATCATGATAATCGCCAAGTCCAACTCTGTTCTTATAGCCATCATTACATTGTGCTCGATAAACCTTATCTCTCCTAATCCATAATACACCTATAGGGCAAGACCCTCTATTTTTATTACTTTTTGTAAAAAGAGAATTTATAGTATGTGGCACAAAACAGCAAGTATCAGGTGAGTATATTTTATTGTTTTTGATTAGAATATCTTTATCCAACTGAATTCGCTCATTTTCTAGCTCATAATAATTCTCTTTGAACCAATCATAAAATGTAGAGAACGACAGCCATTCCGCACATACCTCACATTCCGAATACGTTGATTCAACTTCATGAAGCTTTTCATCATAGCATCTTTGGATCATGCTACTCCAAACCTTTACTGCCTTTTTGTAATAATTTTCTAATTGAATTACTGGATTTGAATCAAGAATAGCTCCACAATTATAGTGTTTTATATCTTTACCCCCTACTCTCTATTTTAAAATGCTGTTATCTAAACAATTCTTACAAACTTCATAAATAAATTTTCCCATATTCTCACGATTTACGAAATTCAGATAAAACTTGCTTCGTTTCTGCCAGGTTAAAAGTGTTCTTAAAAATGACAACTCATTGTATTTGGTATCATAATTATGATCCATGATATCATCAAGTCTATCGTTCTCAATAATAAGATAAACACTTGAAACATTAATCATGCGATTCAATTCTTTCATGAATCGATCATCTTCCTGGTTGTTTGCTAAATTCCCGGCAAGCTCTTTAATTCCATTCTTTCTTTCAATGGCTAATTCGTCTGTGAAGTATGTATCAACTAAAAAACCTAACTCTGGACATGCCTCTATCATAATAGAATAGTCTCCCGTTTTCAGAGATCGCTTCTTGTAGCCAATGCCATTCTCTTCAAAATATCTTATTATGTGATCATTGTTTTTTTCTTGAGTATCGCATAAAATTATCATATGAGATAATAATTCTTTGTATCTCTTGTCTGTGTAATAATTTTTAATACCATTCACCATCCTATGCCATTTTAATATAATCTTTAATCCACCACTCATAAACATCAGGGACTATCTGCCATTCGTCATTGATCTTTTGCTTTTTTGGTTGTTTTTTAACGTCCTTTATGTAAATAATATCTCCATCTTCAATTGGGATCTCATTGAAACTTACAGCAATTGCCTTGTCTCTTTTATTAATGGTTTTATGTATTTTCATTTCAGTTGTTTTACCTTTGCCAATACTATAGGCGTTAAATTTGGGGGAATACGTTGTATTGATATCTGTGATTACCACATATCTCCAATCAAGAGTATCATCTACATAATCAACATAGCCCAACACTTCATACTGAAATTTCACAAGCTGGATTACTCCAAACTCTTCATCATCAACGTAGCGAGCCAGTTCTTTGCATAGCCCCAGCCAGTTCAAGTTACTGTATTGTGCGTCGCTAATTTTCCCAGAAGCCAATCTGTCTGTGGCATATTTTTTGACTATTTCTTCGTCAATAAGTAGATCGGGAATTTCTGCCTTCTTTACAGTTTTTCTTCCCTTTCCTTCACTTCCTTTCCAATAATCAACTATTCCAGTAATAGTAAGAAGTTTTTTTATAGAACCGAATTTTTTAAAATACCCTATCTTTACCAAATCTTTAAATACCGTTGCATTTATATTTGTGCCTTTAATGGATACGTAAATATCCACAAAATCATCTACACCCTGTTCGAAAATATCCATAATGGCACGAACAGCTTTTTCTCCTATACCCTTAACACTGGATAGATTTGGATATATTATTTTACTTTCATCGTCAACAGTAAATTTAGTATTATCTTTACCGTATTCATATGTTCCCATCGTATATCCAAACATAGTCATTGCTTCTTTTGTTAATGCAGCTACTTTATTCTTATCCCCTTTATCCTGATAATGATTTAATGTCACCTCATAAAATTTTGAAAGATAATGAGCCTTTGGCCAAGCTTCATAAAGGGAATCGTTTGCCATGGCCAAGGCGTGGGGAGCATTAAAACTATATCTAGCACTATCTTTAATGACTTTGTACACTGGCTCGAAATTGTCTAAATTACCTATATTCTGTAGCCAATGTTCTTTTAAACTCGACTCTACCTTTGCAAGAGCTTCGCCTTCTAGTTTCTTTTTACTTATTTTTTTGATGGTGTCATAACTGTCCTTCATTGGAATGCCCAAATAGGAAAAGATTTTCATAACCGCTTCCTGATACAGCATATAATGGAAACAATCCTCTAGTAGCTTGTCAATGGCTTTTTCTCCATTGCTATAGTCAATCCTATTTAGAAAACCATCAATTAAAGACTTAAATCCAGGACGAATACCAGCTATAAACGCCGCCAATTCTTTGATGTTTTGAGGCTTAAATTTCATTACCTTCTTTGTCGTGCTCGCCTTTTCGCATTGATTGAGGCAGCATGTGGCACCGATTTCATACAACTTCCAGACTTTTTCGTCTCCCGATACCATTTTTCGCAATTCAGTAACAGTAGGAACTTTTCTCCCTATACTCTCATATAGCTTGTGAATAATCCCCACAACATCAACGATAAGAAAATCATCTTTAACATAGCCATACGAATCAAGTAAGCCACCCTCGATATTTGCGACAACCGTGGATTTTCCTGTACTTTCAGAATGGCATCTGATCAATCCAATTTCATATCGTATATCTCCATAACCAATTACGTCTTGTTCTTCTCTGTTTCCATTAAAAAGGAAGAAGCCACAAGCATGTACTTTTGCCTGTTCAATTATTCCTTGGTACGGTTTACTGTCATTGAAGATCTTCAAATAATCTTTGTCGATAATATAATCTTCTATACGAATATCTTTTTTATCTTCTTCGTCGTCAACCTGTTTCATGGCTTCATTGTATTGATCAATTGCAGAAGTTATTTCGTTTGCTACACTAGGCTCAAGCCCCTTAATATCAGCGTATAGTTTAAACCCAGATTTTTCGCCTAACTTGCCAACCGCTAATAGTGGATAGCAGCCATGCTCTCCCATCAATTCCCGGCCTGCGAGAACAAAAGGCTCCTGGCTAGAAACATTAAGGTCTATATCGGGCATTTGATGAGAAGATAATATCCTGTCTTTTGTAATTTCCCTTTCTGGGTAGATTGGTACTTCAGATTCAAATCTATCCATCGTTGTAAAACCAAGCAGCTTACTTGAATAATATGAACTGGCACTTCCCCTTGATGTTGTGGTTAGTTGTCCTCCATATTTATCTATAGCTAATTTAACAAGGGCATTATTTGTCAAGAAATAATCGGCTGTCCCACTTGCATCAATTTCGCCGTGTTCATATAACATCCCATCTTCTCTTTCTTTAGTTTTATGCTCTTCGTCCTCTTCTTCATATTTCTCATATAGGATATCCTTCAAGATTTTTACTCTAGCATTATAATCATAGTTTTCATACTCTGGAGCTATAGGTATTTTAAAGTTTGTTTTATATGTTAAATCTTCGCAGCCATTAATAAAAACATGTGTATTCATCATTGCATAAACAATTTCATCTGAAGGCAACACGTTTTGCGTCATCATTCTTTGATACGTTTCCGATCCGGTAGGAAAATCCATAAACCAACCATCTTCGTCATCATAATGAAGACCTTTTCTTTGAAGAAGATTTTCTCTTTTTATCCTGTCCTCTTCATTGATATAATGTGTATCTAAACCGATTATTGTCTGTATTCCATACTTTCTGGACATTTCAAAGATTCTTTTATTTAATGATTTTTGTTTATCTGTATTGTGCGTTTGATACTCTAAAAAAAAGTTATCTCCGAAATGTTCCCATACTTTCAACCAAATATCTTCTGCATCTTCATATTTCCAACCTGCAACACAGGCCGATGTGATATAAATGTCATCTTTATCTAGTTGAAACAATAAATTCAAATCAATTCTCGGCTTGTAGTAAAATCCATCGCTGTGAGCACAAGAAATAATGTAGTTGAGTTTTCTCATAGCATGATAATTCTTAGCTACAATTACCATGTGGCAATTCGCATTATCCTTTCTCTCTCTGACTTGAATTTTGCCTTTTTTATCCGTATATTCCTCGT